AGTTTCATCTCTCTCCGACCCAATCTCCCCGGTGGATCATGGCCAACAGTGAAGCCCTCGACCAGACCCTTGCCGCGCTGCGTGACCTGGGCCGGATCGACCGCGTGGACTCGGCGCTGATCCAGGCGCTCAAGTCCATGGCCGACTCACTTGACCGTGATCCTTCCAATGCCGCCCTGTGGGGGCGGTATCTGGGTGCACTAGGCGACCTGCTGGGGGCTGATAGTGACGCTGACAGCGGTTTTGCCGACGCGCTCGCGGAGATCCGAGGCGCAACCGAGGTGGGCGACTCCGCGTCGCCCTGAGCGGGAGACACTGGCGCCCCGGCTGGCGAAGGTCGCCGAGATGCTGGATCATCCGCTGATGCCGTGGCAGCAGCAGGTAGCCGATGTGGGGCTGGAATTGGATCCGGAGACCAGTCTGCCGGCGTATCGGGAGATCGTCGTCACGGTAATGCGGCAGTCGGGTAAGTCGATTCTGCTGTTGTCGTTCCAGTTGGACCGTTGTCTGTCGTGGCCTGGCCTGCGAAGATGCGCCTACACGGCGCAGTCGGGGTTCGACGCTCGCAAGAAGCTGCTCCGCGACTATGTGCCGATCTTGAAGCGGTCCCGGCTGTGGCCGGCCGTGGAGCACGTTCGGCAGTCCCAGGGCGACGAGGGTCTGACATTCACGGACATGTCTGAGATCGCGGTGGTGGCCTCGAACCTGTCGGCTGGTCATGGCCGGTCGTGGGACCTGGGTGTGATCGACGAGGCGTTCGACGACGAGGACGACCGTCGCGAGCAGGCGATTGTCCCCGCCTTGGCGACACGTGCCGACGGGCAACTGCTGGTGGCTTCGACGGCGGGTACAACCCGCTCGGCGTATCTGCGCCGGAAGCTCGAGGCCGGCCGGTTGGCCGTGGAGATGGACTCAGGGCACGGGATCGCGTTCTTTGAGTGGTCTATCCCCGACGACGCGGACATCGACGATCCTGAGACGTGGTGGTCGTACATGCCGGCGCTGGGCTGGACGATTCAGCCTGAGGCCGTGGCGCACGCCCGCCAGTCCATGTCCGAAGCCGAGTTCCGCCGGAGCTTCTGCAACCAGTGGGTGAGCATGGACGAGGCGTGGCTCCCGCCGGGTGCGTGGGCCGCCTGTCGGGACGATCGCCCGATTCCAGATCGGGCTGAGGTTGTTCTCGGTTTCGACGGGTCGTTCAGCAATGACAGCACCGCGCTTGTCGCGGTCGAGCTCGGGGACCGGCCGCATCTGGATGTGGCCGCCTGCTGGGAGAGGCCACCGCACGCCGATGAGGCGTGGCGGGTGCCGATCCTGGACGTGGAGGACGCGATCAGGCAGGCATGCCGGCGTTGGCAGGTGCGCGAGATCGTGTGTGACCCGTTCCGCTGGGCCCGTTCGTTCCAGGTGCTCGAGGATGACGGCCTGCCGGTGGTGGAGTTTCCGCAGTCGCCGGCCCGGATGGTTCCGGCGACGCAGCGGTTCTACGAGGCTGTGGTGAACAAGACGCTTACCCATTCGGGTGACGAGCGGTTGTCCCGCCATGTCGGCAATTGCGTGTTGAAGGTGGATTCGCGCGGACAGCGGCTGGCCAAGGACACCAAGAACTCACCCCGCAAGATCGACCTGGCGGTGGCCGCCGTCATGGCGGCGGACCGGGCTGCGCAACGCGCCGATTCGGGCGTGGCCGGCATGGTGGCCTGGGGATGACCACGCTGAGCATCGCCCTCGCCCTCGCCGGCGCCCTGGCCGTCGCCGTCGCCGCATTCCTTGTCGCCTTACCGCTGGGTCTGCTGATTGCCGGCCTCGAGGCCGTGCTGGCTGCTTACGTGATTCGATACCTGGAGGCGCGCCGTGAAGTTGCTCGACGCGCTGGTTAGGCCGTCGGATGAGGTTCAGCGCTACGCGTTGAGCGATTACCTGCAGATGGTCATGCAGTTCGGCGGCCTGCAGGACCCGCTGGGCTATCGCACCACGTACAAGAACCTGCCGGCCGAGCCGATCGGCGAGACGTTCCTGGAGTACGTGCAGCACGCTTACCGTTCGAGTGGCGTGGTCTACGCGTGCCAGATGGTCCGCACGAAGGTGTTCTCCGAGGCGCGTTTCCAGTTCCAGGCGCTGCGTAAGGGCCGTCCGGGCGAGTTGTTCGGGGACGAGTCGCTGTCGCTGCTGGAGCGCCCGTTCCTCGGCGGCACGACCGGTGATCTGCTCTCGCAGATGATCCTGGACGCGGACCTGGCCGGCAACTGGTTCGGCACCGTGATCGACGACGAGGTCGTGCGGTTGCGCCCGGACTGGACGGACATCATTCTGGAGCCGCGGATCGGACCGAACGGTGGCCGGGTCGGTATGCGGCGTATCGGGTACGTGTACTACGAGGGCGGCAAGAGCGGCCAGGGCGACATGCGGACCGCGGCCGGGAGTGATCCGGAGCCGTTCCTGGCTCGCGAGGTGGCGCATTTCGCGCCGAGCCCGGACCCGCTGGCGAATTACCGGGGCATGTCGTGGTTGACCCCGATCGTGCGTGAGATCCAGGCGGACACGGCGGCGACGAGGCACAAGCTGAAGTTCTTCGAGAACGCCGCCACCCCGAATCTGGCGGTCTCGCTGCCGCAGGCGATGACCCCGGAGCAGTTCCGCGAGTTCATCGGCATGATGAACGAGCAGCACATGGGTGTGGATCAGGCGTACAAGACGCTGTACACCACCAGCGGCGCCGATGTGACCGTGATCGGCGCGGATATGAAGCAGTTGGACTTCAAGGTCACCCAGGGCGCCGGTGAGACTCGGATCGCGAATGCGGCCGGGGTCCATCCGGCGGTGGTGGGCTTGTCCGAGGGGATGCAGGGCTCGTCGCTGAACGCGGGCAACTTCGGCGCGGCGAAGCGGGCCACCGCGCAGATCACGATGCGCCCATTGTGGCGTAACGCGTCGGGTTCGCTGGAGATGCTGGTACCGCCGCCGCAGCGGGCGTCGCGGCTGTGGTACGACGACCGCGACGTCGAGTTCCTGCGCGAGGACGAGAAGGACGCCGCGGAGATCCGGGCGTCGGACGCGCAGACGATGCGGACGCTGCTCGACGCCGGCTACCAGCCTGACGCGGTGGTCGAGTACGTCGATTCCGGTGAGGCGTCGCGTCTACGCGGTAAGCATTCGGGTCTGTTCTCCGTGCAGTTGCAGCCGGCCGGTACGAACGCGGCCCCGGAACCTGTCGGCGAGCAGCTGGCGCTCCCGATCGGCAGTAGCAACGGGTCGTCGGGAGGTTAGAACGATGCCCTGGCATATCGAATCCGAACACTCTGAGTGTCCCGCGTCCGAACCGTTCGCGGTGGTGAAGGACGACGACGGAAAGGTGGTGGCCTGTCACATGAGCCGGGATGACGCGGACAAGCACATGGCCGCCTTGTACGCCAATGAGCCGGAGGCCGACCGGTCCCGACCGATGTTCGACCGGTCGTGGGCCCTGGAGGACTGCATCATCCGTTCCGGCGGCGACGGCCGCACGGTGGAAGCTTATGCGGCGATCTTCAACACGCCGGCCGAGATCATGGATCAGCACGGCCACTACATGGAGGAGATCGAACGTTCCGCGTTCAACCGCACCCTCTCGCACGGCATCGACCGGGTCGGCGTGTACTACCACCACGGCATGACTATCCACGGCACGCCGTCTGATCTTGGCAGCGTGCCGATCGGCCGTGCGTTGGAGGTCAAGCCGGACCGGCGCGGTCTGCTGACGGTGACCCGCTACAACCGGTCGGATCTTGCCGACGCGGTACTTGAGGCGATCCGCAACGGCGACATTCGCGGCTACTCGTTCCGCGGGCCGATCATCCGGTCCAACCCGAAGCGCCCGCCCAGGGTGCGCCGAAGCGGCGGACAACTGCCGATGTGGCGGCATCTGGAGTTGGGTCTGCGGGAGTTCGGCCCCACGCCGAGCCCCGCCTACGCCGGCGCCGGCATTCTTGCCATGCGCTCGGCCGAACAGTTGGTCGCCGCGCTGGACGAGGCGCGGCAGTTCATCACACACGCATCGTCGTCCACTCCACCGGACCCGGACGATGACACCGCCACTCCCACCACGGGACCCGGCGCCGAGGACTCGCCCGATGGGCACTCCGGTCGGCTTCACCAGCGCCACATCGCCATCAAGCGGGCGATTCGTGAGCGAAACCTGTGAAGGAGTAGACCCATGGCGCGTAAGCGCAGCGAGGTCCTCACCGAGGAGATGGAAGCCCTCCGCGCCGAGATCAAGGTGATCGAAGAGCTCGAGGAGCCCACCGACGAGGACCTGACCCGTTCGGAGAACCTGCTCACCGAGTGGGACGAGAAGAAGACCGCCTATGACAAGGCGCTCGAACGCGAGAGGCAGGTCGACGAGGTGTTCCGGACCGCCTTGCAGCGCTCCGATAACACCGAGAGTGGCGATGGCCCGGCCGCAGCCGCTCGTCGTGGTCCTGAGATCAAGCGCACCATCGACCCGTATGACAATCAGGAGCAGCTGTTCCGGTCGCTGTTCGGCGACGTGCTGCTCAACGCCAACGACACCATCAGCCGCGCCCAGGTGGCCATCGACACCGCCCCCCGGCACGTCGACGACGCCGCCAAGGAGCGGATGCACGAGCTGGTGGAGTTGGACAACAAGCACGCCTCTTCGATCGCCCGGCACATGTTGCTGACCGGGTCGCCGGAGTATCACGACGAGTTCCGCGACTACGTGAAGTCCCGCGGGACCTTGGTCGGCGATGCGATGCGTGCGGCGATGTCGCTGACGAACGACAACGGCGGCTACATGGTGCCGTTCACCCTGGACCCGACGATCATCCTGACGAACGCCGGCATCCAGGACCCGCTGCGGCAGATCAGCACCATCAAGACCATCACGACGGACAACTGGAACGGCGTCACCAGCGCCGGGGTGACCGCCGAGTGGCTCGCCGAGGGTGCCGAGGCCGCGGACAAGTCGCCGACGTTCGGCCAGCCGACGATCACGCCGCAGAAGGCCGCGGCGTGGGTGTTCGGCTCGTACGAGGTGCTCGCCGACTCCGGGTTCGCCAACGAGCTCGGTCGGCTGCTCGCCGACGCGAAGGCCCGCCTCGAGGGTGCGGCGTTCGCCACCGGCAACACCGCCGGCCGTCCCTACGGCGTCGTCACCGGTGTCGCTGCGGTGACCGCGTCGATCGTCACTAGCACGACCGCCGGCGTGTACGGCGTGGGAGAGGTGTATCGGGTCTCCGATGCGCTCCGGCCCCGCGACGCCGCGCAGGCATCGTGGATCGCCAACAAGAGGGTCTTCTCGCTGACGCGGCAGTTCGACACCGCAGGCGGGTCGGCGTTCTGGGCGAACCTGGGGATGGGTGTACCGAACCAGCTTCTCGGCCAGCCCATCTACG